TCTATCAAGCAAGATGTAGATTTTTATTGTACTGAATGTAATCACCATAACGAAAGACAGCTGAAAGGACTGGAGGATTTTTTCTAATTAACCTCTCTCATGAGACATTAGAGAACTATTATCGTACGAACTTTCAATTGATTCAACATTTTAGTTACTCTCTGACCGAACTTGATACGATGATTCCTTGGGAGAGGGAGATATATGTGAACATGTTATTAGATTATTTGAAAGAGAAAGAAGCCCAGGCGCAACAAGCACGAGGATAACATGAGTCTACAAGCTATTTCAGACCAACTCAATGCCCAGAACAAAGAGCTGTTGAGTCAAGGCGAAGTGATGAAAGAGAACAACTCTCAGTTAGAAACTCTTAATCGTAACTTCTCTAATTTCTTGATTAAGCTCGAGAGTAATGAGACAGACGAGTTAGAAACACAAGCTGAAGAAAGACTTGAGAAGTCTCGTGAACGTCAAGCAGCTGCAAGGCCGAAGAGCAGTGGTGGTAATCTATTTGGTAGTATGGAAAACACACTCATGGGCTTGGGTATTCCAGGCATGGGTGCACTGCTTGGTAGAGGTTTAGTAGGTGGACTATTACGTGGTGGATTAGCTTTCATCATGGCAGAAGCAGTAGCAGACTATTTACAATCACAAGGATTTAGTGAAGAGGTAACAGATGCTGTAGGACGTGGACTAACTGGCTATGGTATCTTACGTGTATTTGGCAAACGTCTCGGTGCAATAGGTTTGATCGGCGGTGCATTAGCTACACCAGAAAACATAGAAGCTACAAAAACACAACTCACAAAACTAGTTGAGTCATTTGAGATTGGATGGGGAAAGTTTTCTACCTGGTTTGATGACACATTTGGTGTGGAAGGTTTGATACCAACCACTGATGAGATAGTTACAAAGATCAATAACATTGTAGGCGATTCATTTACAGGATTAAATGCTCTATTACGAGGCGATGTTACAAGCCCAGAGTTTTATAAGAACTTAGATGACATGGCCATTTCATTTACTGCATTAGCATTGATGATCAAACCAGGTGGTACTTTACGTGTATTATCAAAATCAATAGCTAAATTAGCTTTAGGTGCAGCGGCTTTATCTGGCTTAAGCAAAGCCGCAGGAGCAGTTAGTCCTCCAGGTACTACAGTTCCTGGAGTTGCAACCGCACCTAAATTAACTGGAGCAGAAGTAAGAACACAAGCTAGTAATCTATCAGCTAAACAACTAGATAAACAAGGCTTGATGAAAAACAGTGCTGGTAAAATAGTAGATAAAAATACTAAACAATTTGTAGGAGAAGACAGACTAAAGAAAGCTTTAACTGACACGGCTTCTCAAGGTTCTAAGTTTAGTAGACTAACCAAGTTTTTGAGACTCCCAGGTATTGCGTACCTATTTGGCGCATACGACATTTATAGTATTCTCAGTGCTCCTGGTCCAATGGAAAAGAAGATAGCTCCACTAGCCGGTATCATATCTGCAGTTTTAGGATCGGGTGGAGGAATGCTACTAGGTGCTGCTCTCGGTAGTTTCTTACCAGGACCAGGTAATGTTATCGGTGGAGCTATCGGTGGTGCTTTAGGCTATTTCTATTCTGACATGATAGGTAAAGGTCTGGCACAATATCTTCTTGGTCAGAAGGTAGATGCATTTGGTGGAGGTTTAGGTGTATTTAACGATATGCTAAACGGCTCACCAGAATCTATACCACCAGATTTATCAAACTATAATAATCCTGCAGCAGGTTATACAGATCCGATCATGAAGATTCAGCCCCAATCTGGTAGTTCTTTAGAATCTGCATCACAAAGCGGGTATGGTGCACTCGCTGGTGCTTATGCAGCTCCAGGTATGGGTGGAGGTGTAGCTATTGGTGGGGATAGTTATAATATTGTAGGTGGGTCTGATACGACTGTGGTCGGTGGCGGCATGATTGGCACCACCGACACTCCAGCCTTTGGTAGGTAATTAGTCTTCAGCTGCTAAGCGTGAGAAGTATGACATCGTGTCATCATCGTCACTAGCATTTTCAGCACTAATTGGTTCAGCGACCTTATACTCAGGTGCTGGTTCAGGTGTATTCACCATTGACTCTTGAGCCATGGTTGGTGCACCAGCTGAGATAGCTTCTTCACCAAGAACACGAGCCAACTTGGCTTTTAACTCATCATAAGTCTTGTAGTTCTTTGGATCAGTAAACTCTGACAGGTTGTGCAACTTGCCATAGACTTCTTCAAGCTTTGTTTCGTCTCCATCAAATAACTGAGAAGGTGAAGCAAACTCTGACTTATCGTAATTGCGATAGCCTTCTACTTGACGAATCTTCAACTTAAAGTCAGCACCGTCCCAGAAATCGAATGGATTAACTGGTGTCTCGTCAGCAAACTGTGGTTGCATGACATCCATGATCTTGTCGAAGATCTTCTTACCAAACTTATAAAGGACAACACGACCTTCATTGTGTGGTGCAGATGGATCTTGTACGACCAATGCATTGACTACATAATGGAGTCTACGCTTTTGTGCTCGTGCTTTTTCTTTGTCTTCGTCATAGCCTGAGTTCCACAGACGGGAGTTGAGTTCGCCAACTGGATCAGGCTGACCAATAGATGTAAGGCTGTTTTCGATATACCATAGACCTGTAGGGCCTTTGAATCCGTGGTCCCAGTATCG